ACCGGACGGCGATGTCTTATTACCAAGCAGCACCCCAACGCTAATGCCAGTGGCACTTACTGTCGTGCCCGAGGAGGGAAAGGTACAGTGGGTACAGGGTTGGTCATCAGTAATTAATGATGAAAAATATCAGCATTTAAAGATGGCCACGTCACATTGGGGAAAAATCTATTCAGATACATCATGCAGTACGGTTGATGAGCTCACAATCCATCGACGTACTGTTGGAGAGGAGAAAGAGTACTCTTGGGCTCCTATCGTGCTGCAGTCGCGGCTTGTCCCCTATGATGATTTTAGTGACATTCTAAGTGTTGCCGAAAGTATGGGAGATTTCCCGCAGGTCGTACGTCGACCTGCACGGGGTCTTCCGTCTGTTTTTCAAGGAGCTTATGGGCTTCAATTGGTTGACAGCGATGTTGACCCGGCAGTGGATGAAAATCCACACATTTGGAATGATTCACTCCTTACCTGCACGTATGTAGTAAATGGCAGACACCACTTGGGTGAGCCTGGGGCTGGGCCCTGGAAGGCTTGCCTGATCGCAAGCGCTGAGTGGAAGCGCAAAACACAGCCTAGGGAAGAAAAGAAGATGTTGAAATATACACATCCATTCACACAGAGGCAATGGGCACAAGGGTGTATGCTCCAGTTCGAGTATACATACGAGTTCAAGCGGAAATTATATATTTACCGCACTTATCAAGTGCACACGTGGCAATGCATGCTCTTCGATAGTCGTATTCAAGATCGAGAATATGTGGTTGATGAGCGTCCGCAGAGCCACACCATTGTACCTCCGAAATGCGGTCCAGGGTTGGCTGTGTTTTCCTACAGGGTGAGGAAACGGCGTGGTTTCGGCATAAGGAACCGTCATGACCGACGAGACGTGCCTAATGACCTGCGCCTTAGAGATCCTATTGGATTTGGGTTGCCGGGGTTTGAGTACAGAAAAGACGTGGTATACGAGCTCACAGTGAGTATGCCCATGTTTTATCATATAGTTAATTCTATTGAAGCTACTCTGCCCGAGAAAGACCTATTCGATAGGGTGCAGCATCTTGCTGCCTCGTACATCCACAGCAATATTTCGGCAACCAGATTCGCTGAAGTAAAGTTCAATACATTGCAGATGGCGTTGGACTATTGCAAGTGGATTGTTTTGACCTCACCAGTGGATTTTCCCCTCTCCAGGGACCCCGCCGGGTCCACAAATATGGATATCGAATTGGAGAGGTTGCACTCCCTGCGATCGGCCCGTCTCGGGTCGAAGCGCGGGTAGAGTATAAAACGATAATGGACGTTCGCGCGCGCCCGATCGTCCAGACGTCCCTGGGACCGCACTACCAAGGCGCAGCATACCCGCATGCTTGCCCTCAGCATGCACCGTCACTTGAAGCCTCGTTCCGAAAACGAATGGCCGTTAAACCGCTGGAGCGTGATGCCCAACTGTTCCGTTCATTTAAACGGTTTGTTCGACGTTATGTCGACAAAAATTTTCTCCCCCTAGAAGCAGATGTTGATTTGACTTTCAAGACCTGGATTGAGTCTACAGTGTACCCCAGGTCAAAGAAAGACCAGATGGCTCGGGTAAGGAAGATGGTTGATTTGGCAGTCACGTGGGAGGACAGGAAGTGGGTACAGGTCGATGCCTTTGGGAAGGAAGAGTCCTATGCCACTTGGAAACACCAGCGGTCGATTTATGCCCGTAAAGACCCCTTTAAAGTCATTGTGGGGCCCCTATTTAAGAAAATAGAGGATGTGCTTTACAAAGATCCTGCTTTTGTAAAGCATGTACCTGTGTACGAGCGTGCTAAGTACATACAGGAACGTCTGTATTTCCCTGCTGCCACATATTTGGCTACAGACTATACGGCATATGAATCGCACTTTACTTCGGAATTCATGAGGGCGGTAGAGTTTCAACTCTACCGCAAAATGGCCCAGAACTGTCCGGAGGCCAAAAAAGTCTTGGAGTATTACGAGAAAACAGTGACGGCCACTAACTCGATTTTCTTCAAGACGCTCAAAGCTTTCCTACCAGCTGGGAGGATGTCTGGTGAAATGACCACGTCTTTGGGCAACGGGTTCACGAATTACATGATCTATCGTTTTGTTTGCAAACAATTAGGCCTTAAGTACTCAGATTGTCCCTGCGTCATTGAAGGGGATGATTGCCTAGCCAGAATCTTTCTGAAGCCGGGCATGAATCTGGGTACCCTGCAAGATATCTACTCACGATTGGGTATGAATGTTAAAATCGAGCTGCACTCAGATTTATGTACAGCCTCTTTTTGCGGGTTGGTCTTCGACCGATACGATTTGATTAATGTGGTGGACCCTATCAAGGTCATATTGAATATGGGCTGGATTGGTGGTAAATATAAGCATGCTAGCGATAAAACGTTGAGAGAATTGCTTAAGGGCAAGGCCATGTCAACTATGTGCCTTGCCCAAGGGTGTCCAGTGATACAGTCCTTTTGTCAGTATCTGCTTCGTGAAACCTCTGGTAGTCATTATCGCATAGACGATTATTGGCTAAAGCATCAGATATTGACGCCACAAGGATTGGCTCGCATGAAACCCAAGACCATCCCAATGACCACAAGGTTGGTCATGGAAGCCAAGTTCAGGGTGACAGTGGAAGATCAGTTTCGCATGGAGAAATTCTTTGATGGTCTGCGGGGCCTACAACCGTTCCGCGACCTCATCTTTGATTCTTATATCAACGATGATTGCCGACTGTACTCCACTCACTATGTAATGACCGAACAGGGACCACATGTTGCTTTGGCGTTGCCTGACCAAAAAGCTATTTTGGAACCGAATATTGATTACGATACCTGAAAATGGGAAAGAAACGTGGAAAGAAAGGAAAGAAAAAGATGCGCCCGGGTGCACGGGGCAAGCAAAATTACGGGAAAAGAAAAGCCTATATGGCCAAGCTATGGGGTGCCGTAGCTCGTGCCGGGAAAGGAAAAGCCCGTTCCGTGTACCAGCGCATGGGAGGAAGGTTTTCAGAGGTTGCTAGGAGGGCAGCCCCTATAGTGGGAGCCATTGCACCCGGCTTGTCTGGGTATGCAGGAGCACTTGGCTCAGCTGTCGGCCAATACTTTGGCCCGGGTGATTACAAGATCAGGAGCAATTCGCTAATGGGCTCCGGACCCGTGGCCAATTTTGGCAGTAATGAGATTCGCGTGAGACATCGCGAATTCTTGGGACCGATCAACGGGACGACATCATTTTTGTCGACCTCCTACCCGTTGAATCCAGGGATGTCAACTACTTTTCCCTGGTTGTCCCAGCTGGCAGCAAATTATGAGCAGTATAAGATGCACGGCTGTGTCTTTCAATTTGTGACTACTTCTGCCACTGCAGTGTCGAGTACGAACACTGCCTTGGGACAAGTAGTAATGGCTACTGACTATGACGCCCTGGATAACCCATACGCCAGTTCTAGGGCTATGTTGGCTAGCTTATATTCGAACTATGGCGTACCATGCCGAGATCTCGTCCATACGATAGAGTGTGCCTCCCGGAAATCTTTTTCGGAAGTATTGTATGTGCGAAATACTGCACCACCGACAGGTGCCGACCTGCGGTTATATGATGTTGGTAATTTTCAATTGGCGACTGAAGGAATGCAAGCGGGTGTAACACAGATTGGAG